TATTGATGCAAGGCCTTGGTGGTCGTTTTCTATACATGTATGAGCAAAAAAGGAAAAAACAGAAAAGATTGAACGAAAGAAAGCGAATTGATTTTCCTGAAAGAGCAAAAGAATTCATTAAGTTTTGGGGAAACATGGAAATCATCAAAGAAGATGTTTCCATTGATGACATTCCACAAAGATTGAGGCCAAAGGGTATTACATCTTTAAGTGATGTAAAAGAAGCAAGCGAAGATACTGAAAAAGTAAGAACTCTTAAGCTTATGTTTGATAAGCCGGTGGTTAAAGAGTTCACGCTGACAGAGAAAGCTGAAGACTTATACGAAAACCTTCGAGTAGATGAATATCATGAGATTGCTGAAAACGTTGGTGATCTTCTTTTACCTGTCGTTAACCGGATGGGTGAGAATATGGTGCGGCTTGCTCAAATCCACTGGGCAGCAAGGACCTTTGACGAAGTCGATCCAATGCACGATGAAATAGAGCTTAATGAAGCTGATATCAAATGGGCAGATCAATACGTTAAGGCGTCTCTTTTTGAGGCATCAAGGTTGTTTGGTGAAACGATTGTCCACAATGAGTTTGAAAAGGACGTGGTTAAGGTTAAGAAGATGCTTAAAAAGGCAGCTAACAAAACCTTATCTGCAACCCAGATCACAAGAAAGTTCCAACATAGGACTTCAGATTACCTCTACAACGAGAAAAGGGGCGTTCTGCCTTATCTAATTGATGCAAAGCTAGTTTATGTCATCCCGGTATCTGAGATTGATCCAGATGCCCAAAATCGACCCGGAAAACAGGCAACCTACTACAGGCTTATCGAGTCCTAATAATTCTTCAATCAAATCTCTAATTGTTAATTGTTCATATCTGCAGTTTTATGGCGTTGTTTAATTTTTATACTAATGGTTCATAAGTTCATGTAAACTTCAATAGCCAAATATGAACAATTAGATGGCCAAAAAACGAGCAAGAGAGAGTAAAAGTATAGTATTATTAATTATTTATATATATATATATATTATGTATTATTAATTCTTCATATTTTCACTACCCATATATACCCTTTGTCTTTTTCTGTATACTTTTTGTCCTTTTGCTTCAGAAGGATATATAGACCCTTGAAAAATGAAGAATTAATAACTGATCAAATGCACAGTGCCCTTAGAAGCTCTGTATTGCTTCTAATCATTTATGTAATACAAAACAATGACCATAACCGTGTTTGTAGATGCCTGTAATCATTGGTGTAAAAAATACTATTAAATGTATTACGAAAAATACCGTATAGTAATATATAAGGCAATTGATTAAAAGGGAGCCAACAAAATGAACAAATTCAACAAATGGTTAGACACATTCATAGAAGAAAAAGAATTAGACATTTACGAGCAATACCAAATCGAAGGACCAAGTGGCTTAAATTTCATCAATAATGAAGTTGTCATAGATTTCATCAAAAACCTAGACACACAAAATCAAGAAAAGATTAAAAATAAAATCGTTTTGATTGATATGAGAAGTGGTCGCAACTCAGATATAAACAATTTCTTTAAATATATAGCCACAGCAATTGCCAAATAATCCAACTATACGGAAATTTCGGATAGTTCAAAAAAACAACAGGAGACAAATATGAGTAAAACAAAAGCAATAATGATAGCGAATAAGGCAGAAACAGAATCCAAAGGTGCAGTTTGGTTTCAAAGGGGCGAAAACGGCTCTCTAGTGCTTTGGTTTAAAGGACAGCACATGAAGCATAATGCCGACGTTATTTGGACTCAGCTTATCGAATACAGGCCCTCAAGCCCAAAGCTCGACAGACTATCAGGCCAATACGTATTCAAAGTTAAAGACGTTTACTCAAACTAACCTAAAAAGGATCCAAAAATGGAAAAAGAACAATTAATCAAAATGACCCAAGGAATGCTCTCAAACATGATGTCTAAAAGAGATGATTTTAAAGATATATGCGATTTCGAAGACATGATTATTGACTCAGTCATGCAAATAGCATCAAGCATGGAAATATCAGCACCAGAGTACATGGAGCTACTATACAAAGTTAACCCAAGCCTATCAAAATTGGTCACAGCAACCATTAATGAAGCCTTTGGTATGGAAATGGAACAAGAACAATTGTGTGTTTGTAATACTAATACACCAAACTATTAAGCTCTTATGTCACTGTAATTGCTTGTGTTTTAATGAATACTAAAAGTATTACGATTTATGCCGTATAGTATATATAACCATTAGGGGACTAGCAAAATGGAAAAAACAACAAACGAACTACTTAGCCAAATCATCTTAGAAAAAAAACCAGAGCCAAAAGACATCACCGAAGAACTAACCTTTAAAGCAGTCATTAAATGGAGAGGCAAAAAGAAAATTACAAATATGAAAGTCCGATCACCAAGACAAGGACAATCAAAAAAACTCGTATACTTAGCCGTAGATTACTGCATATACCTTACCGCTGAACACACCTACCCACTATCACTTGATGGACTTAGAAACTTTGAAGAACTCAAAGAAGCATGTGCATAATTTGAAATAAAAAGTAATACTATACTAAACACAATTTAATTAGGGACTAAAAAATGAGCAAAGAGCTTTATTTAAAACAAATGGTCGAACAACTGGTAAGCCTAAACCATAACCTTGGTTTCCTTACAAATGCTATAGAATCACTCATTGAAGAAGAATACGAAGAAGAAGAAATAGAGGAATAAAAATGACTAAAATACCACCGAACGCAGTATTCCTAGGTGACGGTGCATACGTCTACCACGATGGGTACTCGTTCGTTGTCTTTACTTACGATGGAATGAAAATGCTTAACCAAGTATACCTAGAGCCGTATATGATCGACAAACTAAAAGAGTTTAGCGATGAACTATATAAACCAAAACGAAAAATCATAGAGGACTAAAGTAATGGGATTTTTTAACGATCTATATAGAAAGATCATGCAAAAAATTGATAGCAGAAAAACCGATTGGCACGAAATAGCAAAACAAATGGACGAAGAACATAGAATCAAAAAAGAGATGGAAGATAACGCCGAAAACCAAGACCTAAAAGAAGAAATGGTTTGGACAGACTTTAAAGACATAAGGCTTGATAAAAATGACTGAAGATAAACATGGGTTCGAATTCGTTGACCGAAAAGAAGTAAGCGAACTAGTTGAGGTTAAAATAGAGGAATACCACAACGCAGTTAAAAGTAAGATGCTTATCGTTAACTTTTTATTCGTAGTAGGGTTGCTGACAATCATTTCAGCCTTTTTTTTAATCGCACTACCGTCATGTAAAACTATTAAAGACAAAAACACGAACGGCCTAAACGAAGAACAAAGCGAAGAATATTACGAATGCATACAAGAAGGCGAAGACTATAACAGGTGTTGGTGTTTCGCAAAACACGGTAGCGAAGAAATTAAAGTAGATATATGTAATGGAGAACTTTAATGTGGATTAATTTAATATGTGACCACGAGAAAAAAAACTATTTAGTAAACCTAGATCGAGTCCTGTTAATTTCAAAACAATGCAAAGAAAAAGAAGCAACAACTGATTTCCTAAAGGAACACTTTAAATCATTGCCAGATTATTCAGTTTTGTTTGAATGTTACGATGAAACGTCAGCAAGAATTTATTATGAAGAAGAACATATCAGAGATCAGGTTTTTGATGAAATAATGCAAAATTTAATAAAGAGAAAAGACATATGTTAGGTTGGCGGATGGCCGTTGGTTGTATAGATAACATGGATTGGAAAATGAGGCGAAAATCTTGGGACAAAGGAATGTTCATATACTACAACCAAAAAGAAAAAAGAAAAAAGAAGTGGAGAGTAGTATACCCAGATGGATGTGAAGACATATTTTATTCACCAGAATACTCGGAATTCGATTTCGAAGACTGGCAGCTAATGTAATGAAGGAACAAATGTACAGATACTCAAGAAAAGAAATAAAAAACAAAGTTAAAATGTTTTCAATGCTAGCCACAGAAATGACAAAAGAATCAAAAGACATGCATATTGTAAGCATGTTTCACCAGTGGAACAAAATCCTTACAAACCTACTTGAAGAAAAATACGAATGAGCTGTTTGATAACGAAAAACGGGAAGACCAAACAGCCCAAACGAAGCCTTCAAAACTCAGTACGATTATAAACTAAAAGGAAGCATTATGCTAAACGATCACGACCAAGAAAACATTGATGAACTACAACACGCAGCAAGCGAAATATTAGAAATCTTTACAAACTGTGTGCAAGGAAGAATAGAAGACGCCGCAATGATAACAGCGGTATCAATACTAGAAAGCGTAATACTAACATCATTCGCAAGGAACGTTGAAATAGACAGCTTTATGGAAGCTATAAATAGCTTCATAAAATCAATAAAACACAACGCATATACAATTGAGAGCGAAATAGCATCAGGAAAACTTGAAATATGAACGAAGCACCAATAAATCCACCAGATCAATGCCCACAATGTGGATCGCTTTCATACAATATGGTCAAAAACATATGTAATAATTGCAATACGGAAAACTACGTTGAACACTTAATTTCACAAGAAAAGGAGCAATAAATGGAAAAGAAAAAAAAGACTAGAAAAAGGAAAGATCCATCACAGCTCAAAAAAGTTAAATCAATTAGATTAGACGACGCCACAGAAAGATTAATACTTAAAAAATACAATGGAAGCATACAAGCATGGGTTGACCATCATGCTAAACTAGAGTTTGCAGAAAAGCAAAAAAACACAATTAAAGCAGACTAGAAATATGACGATAAGAATAAGAGAATGACCTTATATAAAACCTTAGCCCTGACTAGTTGTAATACATTGGTCGGGGCAATTCCAATTAAGGGACAGACATGCTCAGAATCGAAATAAATACCGATGAAATAGCTGAAGAAATAGCACTAATAACAAAAAGAAATGGTCCAGCATCACTTTTAAAAACATCAAGAAACTCAATGACCAAAGCATTAAGGTCAGGCCGTGAACTTGGTAGGAAAAAGTTAAGAGCAAAACTAAGAGCACCAAGGGGATTAACTTGGACTGTGTATTACAGAAAAGGTGTAAAAGCAGTACAACCACCACAATCAGGTGACGATACAGAAGGTTACTTAAGAGTTAGTTCAAAGACTAGAGGACTAAAAAACTATACCTCTCAAGCACAGCTAGACAGACATAGAAGGCAGGCAAACCAACACAGGCCACAGTTTAGAAAGCCAAGGCCAACTTATGCAAAACCACTTAGATTCGAAATAGTGCCGGGAAGAAAGTTTAGTCTAGAACGTACATATGTAGGCAAAGGAAAAGGCCAGTCAGGTCAACAAGTATTCATAAGGCCAAAGAAAGAAGGTGGTAAGGTAAGCAGACCATTTGGCCCATCACTTGCCAACCAACTACGATCACAACGAAACACTAATATTAGAAACCTGATGCAAAATAAAATCAGAGACGTTTATGTAAATGAATACAAAAGACAAATAAGACTTAAGTTCAAGCGTGCATCCAAGCGAGCTAACAAGAAGTTTATAACACCACGTTAGATCGAACGTGTTGAGTCTAAGGCTCTCGCCTACGTAGATTCGTTCTAAGCATAAGCAAGTATAATCATTAGGCATTCTGGCCTACGTAGATTCGTTCTAAGCTAACCCACTACAATCATTGATATAATAAACCCCAAAAATAGCACAATCGTCTGCCAATTCCCCTAACCCCCGGGTATTACATAGGTTCTTTTGGAGCCCCCCGCTACACGGGCTGTTAAGCTCACCAAACCTCGCATATTTTTCAAAATTTTGAGGTGATTTATTGTTTGGCAGAACGCCACAGGTTCGTTCTTAGAATCAATACAAGGCAGGCTAAAAAAACATCAGTTATATTGTGTGTTTACAAAATTGTATATACCCTCTGTAAAGATAAGCATCAAAAAAATGAATACAGAACTTGGATAAAAAATAAATGTCAACTGAAAAAAATAAAGAAAGAAATGTTATTTCGATTGCCGAGGTTTCAAGAAGATACGGTATTTCGAAACCCACGATTTCAAAGTGGATGGATCAAGGCAAGCTTCCGCATCGTATGAATTCCAAAAACAATAGGGAGCTTCTTCGTGAAGAAGTAATACCTTTAATGGATCAATACGTAAAAGACAAACACGAAAAAAAATTCGGTGGCAGAGCTGCCGTCGCCGAGCAATACAACTCTGCCAAAGCCTTGCGTGAGAGCTACAACGCTAGAATACAAAAGCTAACTTACGAGACGAAGCTTAAGAAGCTTATTAGTGTCGAGGTTGTAGAGAAAAGATTGTTTGAACTTGCATTACAAATTAGAGATTCTATTTTAAATATTCCAAATAAAGTTTCGCCGGAGCTTGCTTCGATGAAAAACGAAAAGAAAATCAATGCATTTTTAGATGCCACTTTGCGTGAAGCCCTTGAGGCAATCAGTGAGGGGGAATTTGAAAAGTTTAGGAAAGGGAAATTACGTGGGACTGATTAAGGTTTTAGAGAATTACCAGCACGGCAGGGTCGATGCTATCACGACGATTCGGGACATCACCCGAGCAATTAGTCGTGATTATGCTGTGGAAACTTTGGCAGTAGTAAACCTGATAACTAAAATTGAGCAAGGTGATGAATCACGTTCCATGATCACTAGATTAATAGGGGGCATAAGCGTATGGAAGTAACAAGCATACAGATTAATAAATTGAAACCATACGATAAAAACCCACGTATAAATCAGGGTGCGGTTAAGTACGTTGTGAATTCCATCAAAGCGAATGGTTTTAACCAGCCACTGGTTGTGGATCAAAACTTTGTTGTTTGTGTTGGTCACACTCGTTTGATGGCGGCGAAAGAAATGGGTATGAAACATGTTCCTTGCTATGTAAAAAAAATGAGCAAGGAACAATTTATTGCATACAATTTAGCTGACAATAAAACCTCTGAGTACTCGCAGTGGGATAAAGATCTATTAAAAGAAAACATGATGGAACTAAACTTAATAGATGACAATTACCTTGAAGGCACTGGTTTCGATCAAGACTATATTGATCATCTTCTTGGTGACCTTGAGGATGAAACAGATTACAGCGAAAAGAATAAAGAGATTGATACCAGCTCTTACGGCGAAGACCTTGATATGAAATGTCCGAAGTGTTCGTTTGAATTTTCGAGTGGCAAATGAGTTTTAGTTATCGCTGGCATTTGACTGATTTAGAGAAAGTGAAGAAGAACGGCCTTAATGTTTTTTCTTGTTTCGCCTGCGGTGGCGGAAGTTCCATGGGCTATAAGATGTCTGGTTTCAACGTACTTGGTTGCAACGAAATAGATACAGAAATGATTGAGGTTTATAAACAAAACCATAAACCTAAGTACGCTTTTTTAGAATCAATCGAAACATTCAAGCTTCGTGACGATTTGCCAGAAGAACTATTTAACTTAGATATACTTGACGGCTCTCCCCCTTGTTCTAGTTTTTCCACGGCAGGAAACAGAGACAAGGATTGGGGTAAAGATAAAAAGTTTCGTGAAGGCCAAGCCAATCAGGTTTTGGATGATTTATTTTTTCACTACATTGATTTGGCCAAAAAGCTGCAACCAAAAGTAGTAGTCGCTGAGAATGTTAAGGGCATGTTGGTTGGTAATGCTAAAGGTTATGTTAAGAAAGTTATCGCCGGTTTTAAAGATGCTGGTTATGACGTGCAATTGTTTTTATTAAATGGTGCGTCAATGGGACTTCCACAAATTCGGGAGAGAGTGTTTTTTATATGCAGAAGAAAAGATCTGGGCTTTTCAAATCTAAAGCTAGAGTTCAATGAGAAACCGGTCACGGTCCGCCAAGCTTTCGGAGATTGCATTGGAAACAAAGGTGCTGACAAGAGTGGCTCAAAAAACTACTCACTGTGGTTAAAGACTAAACCGGGGGAACGTCTGTCTTCAGTTCATCACAAAGGCAGTCTTTTTAGTCGATACAAGCTTGATCCAGATAAACCTTCGCCAACACTTACTGGTCATTGCGCCACCGATCTTCTTCGATGGGACACAATGCACAAACTTACTAATGAGCAGTTTTGTTTACTTGGTTCTTACCCGCTTGATTATAAGTTTAAAAAAGAAAACCTAGCCCCGTATCAAATTGGTATGAGTGTTCCGCCTTTGATGATGCATAAAATAAGTGAGCAAATTTATGGACAATGGTTTAGAAAATAATCAACAAGACGTAGCCATTGACTATAAGCTTCTTATGAAAAGCACGGTTGTGGACGACTTCTTTTTAAAAAGTTTAAAGCCGCCAGAGAAGTTGGTTGTAAGTGAGTGGGCGGATAAGTATAGAATACTTTCTAGAACTTCAAGTGCAGAGCCCGGAAAGTGGCGAACGAAAAGGGCACCTTATTTAAAAGAGCCAATGGATTGTTTAAGTGAAGACCACCCATGCACTGAAGTTGTCGTGATGAAAGGCTCACAGATTGGTTTTTCGGAAGCGGGTTTTAACTGGCTTGGATACATAGTTGACCACGCACCGGGGCCGACCATGATGGTGATGCCAACCGTTGACACTGCGAAACGAAATGTAAAGATGCGGCTTGATCCCATGTTTCAAGAAACGCCTGCATTAAAAGAAAAAATAGGTACAAAAAAAGCTAAGGACGAAGACAATACCAATACTATGAAGATGTTCCCGGGCGGGGTGCTTATTGTATCGGGCGGAAATTCGGCGGCTTCTCTTAGATCTGTTCCTATTAAATATTTATTTTTAGACGAAGAAGATGCTTACCCACTCGACTTGGACGGGGAGGGTAGTCCAATCGAGCTTGCGAAGAAACGTACTAAAACTTTCGGCTCACGTAAAAAGGTTTTTAGAATTTCGACACCAGTTTACGAAGACAGTTCCACGATTGCGGTTGCCTACGAGGAGTCAAACAAAAAAAAATACCACGTGCCCTGCCCTGACTGCGACACCATGCAGGTTATCGAGTGGAAAAACATTAAGTGGGAAGAAGACAATATAAGTAATGTTTGGCTTGAGTGCGTTGAATGTGAGCATAAGATTGAAGAACACAACAAGACAATGATGCTTCAAGAGGGTGAGTGGATTGCCGAGAAACCTGAAATTGATATTGAGGGTTTTCATATTTCATCTTTGTACTCACCACTTGGTTGGTATTCGTGGCAAGAAGCTGTCGAAGATTTTATAGCTGCGAAAGATTCAGAAGAAAAAATGAAGACCTTCCACAACACCACGCTTGGCTTGACTTGGAAAGAACGTGGTGATGCTCCCCCGTGGAAAAGTTTATACGTGAGAAGAGAAAACTATAAGATAGGCGTTGTCCCTAAAGGTGTTTACTTTTTAACAATGGCCGTGGACATTCAAAAAAATCGCATCGAACTAGAGGTTGTCGGATGGGGGAAGAGGCAAGAAAGTTGGTCGATTGTCCACGAGATTATTGAAGGCGACACCTCGGATGAAAAGGTTTGGGGCAAGCTAGATTACTTCATTCAAAAACAGTATCCCATGGAAGATAGCGAGCAAGACTTGCCTATTAAGATGACAGCAATTGACTCGGGATTTAACTCACAGCGGGTTTATCAGTTTTGCCGAAAGTATCCTAGAAGCCGTGTAATACCTATTAAGGGTTCCGCCACATCGCAGGTTGCTGTGCAAATACCCAAATCTATAGACATTAGAAGCAACAAGGCTAAGTATCACCGCTTTGGTATGAGGGTTTGGAACATCGGTGTAAGCATCATTAAGACCGAAATTTATTCACAATTAAAGCAACCACCACCGGCCGAGGATGAGGCTACACCCTATGGGTGGCACCACTTTCCGGAATACGGCGAAGAATATTTCAAGCAACTAACTGCCGAGCAACACGTTAAGAAAAAAAATAAACGTGGCTACTACGTTTACGAGTGGATGAAAATAAGAGACCGCAATGAGATTTTGGATTTAAGGGTTTATAACAGAGCTGCCTCAATAGTTTTAGGAATTGATAAAATGTCCGATGCGGATTTTGAATCTTTAATGCAAAACTCGCCGGTTGTAAAAACAGCAAAAGTGGGCGACAATAGTAACAGCATCCAAAAAGTCAAGCCAAGAAAAAAGAAGAAATCTGACTTTTGGGACTAGCTGTTTTTTCAAGGGGGCCAAACTTGTCAAAAAATAATTCGTCTTACAAATGTCCTTACACGTTTGATGACCTCGAAAGGTTAGAGCGTGCAATCGGTGAAGGTGTAAGAGAAGTTGAGTATGCTGACAAAAAGCTTGTTTACCGAAGTCTTGATGATATGCTTAAGACCGCTCATTACATGCGTGTTAAGCTCGGGATAATTAATAGTGCTGGTTCTCGCAACGGTTTGTTCGGTGGTAAGCGTATTACCATGAGGCCAACTAAGGGCTTGAATGATTCGTGTGATTCTGGAAACGAGCACGGCGAGCACGAAAGATTTGACCGAAACGAAGACCACTAGGGAAAAAACATGCCTAATTTTTTTACTAAACTATTCAAAAGAAAAAAAACTCGTTCGTACGAGGGTGCTAGTAGAAAAAAAAGACTTAAAAACTGGAGAGCTTCACGCTCAAGCCAGAATGCTGAAACATCAATGGGCTTGGATACTCTTAGAAGTAGATCAAGGGACTTGGTTAGAAATAATCCCCTTGCATTTAAAGGTGTGAATGTAATCGCTTCTAATGTTGTTGGCCACGGGGTTAAAACTCGTTTTTCTGGTGCGGGATCTGAGAGAATTCAAGCGGCATGGGACCGCTGGTCGGCTTCAACCAGTTTCGATTTTAACGGCGGCTTAAGCTTTAATGCAATGCAGTCAGTCGTTATGAAGGCAATCGTCGAGTCGGGCGAAGTTTTAGTACGTAAAAGAATTAATACGAGTGCTGATTTTCCTTTGCAGTATCAGATTTTAGAAGGCGACTTTCTAGTTAATAGCCTTCACTCAGAGAACGGCAACAACGTTGTTCAAGGTGTCGAGCTTGATGACGATGGTCGAGTAACGGGTTATCATCTTTACGAGCAACACCCGGGCGATGCACTTGGATCTTTTAACAGCATAACAACGGGCTCAAAACTTGGAACCAATCGCTTTGATAAGAGTGATGTTCACCATGTTTTTAGAATCGACAGACCCGGTCAACTTCGTGGTGTTCCATGGGTTGCACCGATCATGGTTCGTTTAAAAGATGTTGATGAATTTGTTGACGCAACCATTATGAAACAAAAAGTTGCAGCTTGCTTTGCTGGTTTTGTAACTGACATGAGTTTCGAGCTTGTCGATCCGACGGCTATGGCTCAAGACAACACTCAAATTTCTCAGTCAATAGAGCCGGGGGTTATTGAAGAGCTTCCACTTGGTAAAGATATTAAGTTTCCAAACCCGCCGAGTGTTGAAGATTTTAAAGACTTCCAATCAATACTTGGCCACAACATCGCAAGTGGTCTTGGTATTTCATACGAAGCACTGACAGGTGATTTAAGTGAAGTCAATTTCAGCTCGGCACGAATGGGTTGGATTGAAATGGGGCGTAACATTGACCAGTGGCGAAACTGTATTCTTATCAATATGTTTATAGATAAAGTCGTTGATGATTTCCTTGAGGTTTACTCAATGGATAACGGCTTTGATGTCTCGGGTATTACAAGGTCTCACACACCGCCGAAACGAGAGATGATTGATCCGATGAAAGAGACGAACGCTATTATAAAATCTGTTCGTGGCGGGATGATGTCACTATCGGAAGCTATTTCCGCTTCTGGTAAAGATCCTCAAAAAGTATTTGAAAGAATCAAAGAAGATAACGATCTACTAGATACCCTAGGTATTGTCCTTGACTCAGATCCGAGAAGGGTAACGCAAGCGGGAATGGTGCAACCAGAGGAGTTAAATGATGAAAGTCCAGAATAGAAAACTAGCTAAAGGTTTAATTGAAGCTCGTATGCTTCCCGAAACCTTTGACGCTCAAACGAGAACCATTGACGTTGTTTGGTCAACTGGTATGCCGGTAAAGCGTTTTGATTTTTTCGAAGGGAAGTTTTTCTTAGAAGAGCTGTCTATGGAACCTAGTGCTATAAGACTAGACCGTTTACAAAACGGTGCTCCAGTCCTTAACACCCACGATCAAAGCAGACTTGAAGACGTTATAGGGGTTGTTGAGAGTGCTTCAGTATCCAACGGTCAAGGCCTTGCTACACTTAAGCTTTCAGACACAGCTGAAGATTCAAACATCATTCGAAAAATAACAGACGGCATCATTAGAAATATTTCCGTTGGTTATAAAATTCATAAGGCAGAAGAAACCATTGACGAAGAAACAAACATGAGTACGTTTCGAGTCATTGACTGGGAACCACTAGAGATATCTTTTGTTCCAGTTCCTGCCGACTTCAATTCTCAAGTACGTGGCGAGGCACTTGAGAAGGCAAAAAACTCAATACAGTCGTTTGACTGTGAGATTTTAATAAACCCATTGGAAGGAGAAAGAATGGTCAAGAAAAATGACGTTCTTCTCAGGGAAGAGGAAGAGTCAAACGCTGTTGAGACACCAGCTGCCGAAGAGACTTCAACCGAAACTCCTGCAGAAGAAAAAGAAGAAGGCGGCGAAAAAGAAGAGCCAAAAGCTGACGAGTCAAAAGACGAAGCTACTGATGAAAAATCAGAAGAAGAATCAAAAGACTGTGACGCTAGTGAGCGAAAACTTCAAGTTGCTGAAAGAGAGCGAGTACTTGAGATCATCGAGATGTGTAAACGTCATGATGTAGATTCAAAAGTACAAAGAAGTTTTATTGAAGGCAACCTAAGTGTAAAAGATGCCGGATCTGAGATTTTAAAACAGATCGAAAAAAGAAGTGGCAATAAAAAAACTAACAATAGAGTGGAGACGACAGGGATGGATAACAAAAAGTTACGATCAGAAGCGATGACTAGAGGGCTACTTAACTCAGTAGATCCAGTCAAACACAAACTAAAAGACGGTGACAATGAATACCGTGCTGCATCACTACAAAGTGCTGCAAGAATGTATATTGCTAACGAACTAGGTGAGCGTAATGTTCATTCTATGACTAAGACTCAAGTTGCTCAACGTGCTTTGCACCATGCAAGTGACTTCCCTTTAATCCTTGAGAACCTAGCTAACAAGTTCTTACAAGAAGGTTACACAGAAGTAGCTGCTACTTACATGCCGTTTGTTCGTGGCCGTAGTGTTTCAGACTTCAAAGAAGTTTCTGAGTCAAGAATCTCAACCGGTGGCGTACTTAAGCAAGTAAACGAGCACGGTGAGTACAAGCGTTCGACTATCGCAAGCGATGGCGAAAGATACAGTGTTCAAAAGTTCGGTGAAATCATCGGTACTACTGAAGAGTTATTAGTAAATGATGACCTAGGTGCATTCACTGGTATTCCTCAAGAGCTAGGTGCTAAGGTTGCTCGTACTGAAAACGAATTGTTTTGGGAACTAGTTTACGCTCCGCAAACAATGACCGATGGACTTCCATTGTTCGACGCCGCTCACAAAAACATCGGTACTGCTTCAGCAATCAGTGTTCAAGCATTGTCAGAAGCTCGTTCTGCAATGAGACTTCAAAGAGATATCGACGGTCAAAAACGTCTAAACATCAGACCGGGATACTTAGTTGTGCCTGCAAGTTTAGAAACAACTGCCGAAAAATTCTTAACAACAATCCAAGCTGACTCAGCTACAAACGTCAACCCATTCGGTGCTTCAATGCAAATGATTGTTGAGCCAATTCTTGACGATTCAAGCGACAAGTGCTGGTATGTTTTAGGTTCATTAGCTCAAGGACCAATGGCAATCAAAGCAACACTAGACGGCATGGGGCCACAAATTTCAGTTAGACAAAACTGGGATATCGACGGAATGGAAACTAAGATTAAGTATCACTTCGGTATGAGAATTGTTGATCACAGACAATTTTTCAAAAACGAAGGTCTTTAATCTAAACTAACTTACTAATAGGAGAATTAAATTATGAAAAACTTTGTTCAACCAGGACAGGTAATTACAATAAAAGGCGAAACATCACCAGTAACATCAGGTCACGTATATGACCGTGGTGGAATCATCGGTGTTGCAACTGGTTCACTAACGGCTGACAACATTGCTTCTGGAAAAGATGAATGGGAAATGGCTCTAGGGGGCGTTTACTCGTTTCCAGCCGCTGCGGGATTCGCTCCAGCTTTCGGTGATGACGCTTCTTTTGTTTCTGCTTCTGGTGAAGTAGCGGCAACTGGTGACATCGCTGCCGGAAAAGTTATCAATGTTGAAGGGACAACTGTCCACGTTCTTGTTAACAACCGAGGCGAAGCTTCAGGTTACTAATAATTGATGCCGCTTCGGCGGCATTTTTTCTTGGGGTGTCATGAGTTCAGATTTTAGAAAACTAGTTGATAGAGCCTTAAAGGTTCAAACCAGAGTTTTTGGGGAAGAAGTAAAATTCTATCCTAAAGACGGTGGGGTTAAAAAAATCAACGCAGTTTTTGACAATGCTTTTACGGCTATTGATCCTGACACCGAACAAGTCATCAGTGGAAACCAATCTATATTGGGTGTGAACTTAAACGATATTAATGGAAATGAAATTCATAGGGGAGAATTGTTTGAGGTGCGGGGGACACGCTATAGAGTCATCGACGTTCAGGAAGATGGTCAAGGCGGAGCTTCAGTACTCATTCAAAAAGTAAATAGCGATGAGAAGACAGATATTAGAAAATATCCAAGACGCAATCGGTAACGAAGTAATTAATCGTAAGAGTGTGTTTATAAACAGGGGTATCGACGCCGATGCGGACGAGCTGCCTGTTATTAATATTAACTCTATATCTGAAGACATTTCACGCTTTGATCAAAATCCAAAAACCTATAAAAGAAATTTTCAGTTTACTGTCGAGTGCTTGGTCGGTGGCGACACCTTCCAGCAAGTTCACGAAAGAATTGAAGACATTACCGAAATGGTCGAGCAACTAATTGAGGGAGACAATAGGCTCAACTCAATTAGAATGGAAACAAATTTAAACCGAATAGAGTTTGAGTATGAATCCGAAGGCGAAGCACCTATTGGTAATTCGATTCTCTATTATAGTGTTGAAAGAACCGAGCCTGCGGAAACAGATCCCGACAAGCTCAGATCACTTAGAGACATTCATATCGAGTGGAAACTTCCAGACAATACGAATGAAAACCAAGTTGATGCACTTGATGAAATTAGTAACTTAAACAAATAAAGGAGATTCAAAAGGTGAAAAAGATTAAATTAAAACCTTCAGAAGGCTACAAAATCAGAAAACCAAACGGTGACTTTTTAAAAGAAGCTGGTGAAGAAGTTCTGCAAAGCAGCTACTGGAGAAGAAGAATACAGTTCGGTGAAGTAACAATTGTGAAATTAGGCAATGCTCAAATTGCAAAAGTTGCTACTAAGAAGCCAGAAGAAAAGAAAGCGGAAACTAAAAAAGCAGAACCTAAAAAGAAGGTTGCTAAAAAGGCCGCAACTAAAAAAACAGATGACAAAAAAGCTAAGGAGAGCAAGTAATGACAATCTCATTTTCTCAAGTACCTAGCAACCAAAAGGTGCCGTTGTTTTATGCTGAGTTCGATAACTCAAACGCATCAACATCCGGCTCCGGATCATTGGAAGCTTTACTTATTGGACAAAAATTGCCAACGGGAACAAAGCCAGCTCTCGAAGCTGTAACCGTTACAAGTGCGTCAAACGCTAAAACATTTTTCGGGGCGGGCTCAATGCTTGCACGTATGGCTGAAAAATACCTGCAAAACAATTCTAGCAATAGGCTTGTTTGTGTTGCTTTAGAAGACCTAGGTGCGGGTGTTGCAGCTACTTCTAAACTAACAATTGCAGGGACAGCAACGGCAGCCGGAATCTTAGTTGTTTACACTGGTGGGCGTAAGTACTCTTACGGTGTTGCGGCTTCTGATACAGCGGCAGACATTGCAACTGGTTTAGCGGCAATGATCAACGCCGATCAAGAACGAGCGGTTGACGCAGTAGCGGCAGCTGACGATGTTGACTTGACTGCAAGAAACGCTGGTGTTGTTGGTAACTCTTTAGCTTTAGAAGTTAACTTCTTCGACGGTGACGAGTTACCACAAGGAATCACAACAACAACAACACCTTTTGCTAACGGTGCCGGAAATCCTGAAGTTGCAGACGTTTTCACTGTAATTGGTGAAGATCAATACACTTTGATTGCTAGTCCTTATAGAGATACTGCAAACTTAGTAGCTACTGAAACAGAGTTAACTAGTCGCTTTGGTGCGGTTCGTCAAAACGATGGTTATGCAGTTTACGCAGCAAAAGACAACCTAAGTTCTCTTTCGACATTAGGCGACTCAAGAAACTCACAGTTCACTACAATTGTAGGTTACCAAGGTGGGTTGAATGACGAAGCTGAAGTTGCAGCGGCGACAGTAGGCTCAATCATTTTGCCAGCTGAGAATGATCCGGCTAGACCGTTTCAAACTTTGGTTCTCTCTGGAATTTTTGCTCCTAAAAAAGTTGACCAATTCACTGTTTCCGAAAAACAAATTTTACTTTGTGACGGTATTGCTACAACTCGTGTTTCACCGGGTGGTGATGTTCTAATTGAAAGATTGGTTACAACTTTTAAAAAGAACGCTTTTGGAAGTCCTGATAACAGCTATATGGATTTAAACACTCCATTGACATTGTCTTTACTTCGCAAGGAAGTTCGTGCAATGACTGAAAGCAAGTATCCAAGACACAAACTAGGTAACGACGGCGAAAACTTTGCAGCTGGACAAGCTATCATCACTCCTAACACTTATAGATCTGAGTTAGTTGTTTTGGCAGTTAGTTGGGTTCGTAGAGGATTGATTGAAAACATTGAAGCTTTCAAAGAAGGTCTTATTGTTGAGCGTAACGAGGATGATCCAAACAGATTGGACGTTTGTATGCCGCCTGACCTTGTTAACCAGTTAAGAGTGGTTGGTATGAAGATAGCTTTTTTACTACAAGGGAGTAACTAATGGCGACAGGAACAGCTAATAGAGTCGGTGGTATAATTTTCGTAAGAGCTAACGGTGTTCAATACCGTGCTAAAGGCTCATGGAGTTATAACCTTGGACAACCAATGAGAGAGGAAGTTGTAGGAAGTGATTCAGTTCACGGCTTCAAAGAGACTCCACAAGCTCCATACATTTCAGGTGCGATCACTGATTCTAGTGATTTGAACATGACTGAGCTTTTGAATATCTGTGATGCTACCGTACAGCTAGAACTATCCAACGGAAAGATTGTTGTTTTAGAACAAGCATTCTTTTCTGGTGAAGGTTCTGCCTCTACTGAAGAAGGTGAAATTGAAGCTAAATTCATCGGAATTTCAGCTCAAGAAGTTCGTTAACAATCGGGGGAAGTTTCGGCTTCCCCTTTAACTTCATGAAAGGGCCAATATCATGAGTGAACCTACAAGCAAACAAAACACTATAATTTTAAAGTATCCTGTGAAACTAGGATCTATGGACGAAGTTAAGGTGCTTAATTTTTCAAGAATTAAGGGAAAACACCTACGTGGTTTTAATATGACCAATCCCTCTATGGATGATCTTATGGAACTTGCGGAAAAACTTACAATGCAGACTACTTCATTTTTTGATGAACTAGACGGTGTTGACGTTATGAAGGTGCTAGAAAAAGTGGGAAACTTATTGGAGAGTTCCCCCGTGACTGGAAACTCGCACTAGGAAACCTTGCATATAATTTTCATTTTACAGCTACTGAGATGATGGAATTTACAGCCGAAGATATAAGATTTTGGCACGAAGTTCTAAACGAACAAGTTAAGGAGTTAAATAAAAATGCCGGCAGATGATTTACGGTTACGGATTACAGCGGTTGATAGGGTTTCAAAAACTATCAACAAAATTGTATTCGCAATAAATAAAATTAATCGTGCTAGCAAAGGCGTTAACTCCAAATTCTCTAAAATGGATCAAAGACTTAGGATCATTGGTCAAACGGCTACAAAATTCGGTAAGAAGATGCAGGCATTTGGCGGGAACTTAACTAGAAAGTTAACCCTGCCAATTGGTGTTTTTGCTGGTTTTGCAACCAAAAAATTTGCAGACGTTGAGCAAGGCTTTATCAACGTAAGAAAAACTACTGGCCTTGCATTAAAAGATATTGAAAAATCTATATTCGGGATAAGTAAAAGAATCCCAGTATCCATTGAGATGCTAAATGAAATCGCCGGAGCCGCTGGACAGCTAGGGGTTAAGGGTAAACAAAACATTGAAAAATTTACTGAGACTTTTGCCAAACTACAAATAGCCTCAGATGTTAAAGGTGAAGACGGTGCAAAGTCCATAGCCAGAATACTCACCGTTACAGGTGACGGGGTTAAAACCATTGACCGATTTTCTTCGGCACTTGTAGACCTCGGTAATAATTCAGCTGCCGGTGAAGCCGAGATACTTAATATTGCGACAGCCGTATCAACTTCAACCTCCATGTTTAAACTAGGATCGGCCAATGTCCTTGGCATATCAGCTGCCTTAAAATCATTAGGTCAAAAAGATCAAGCCGCTGGGACCGTTCTAGGTAAGGTTTTTGCCGCTATAGATAAGTCCATAAGAAGGGGCGGAAGACCTTTAGAACAATTGATTGCTTTAACAGGTAAGACGCAGGAAGAACTATCTAAACAATTCGATACTGACTCAGCTGGTCTTTTTACCGAGCTTGTTGCTTCGTTAGCTTCTAAAGGCAAAAGGGGTTTAGAAGCACTTGAAAACATGGGCGTCAAAGGCGACCGTGTAACTAAGGTAATGGGAACGTTAATTAAAAATCACGGCTTACTAGAAAAGTCGATGAAAAGATCTAACAAGGCTTATGAGGATAACGTCGCTTTAAGCATTGAAGTAGCCGAACAAAGTAAGTCATTTAATGCCTCTATGGTAGCTTTTAGAAATGCCGTAACCCGACTTCAGTTTAAACTTGGTAAAGCACTTGCTCCGGCAATTCTTTGGGTTACAAAAAGACTTGCTGGAATGATGAAGTTTTTAGAAGACAATCCTACTATCGCAAAATTCGCTTTTGTATTAGGCGGGGTTTTGGCTGTCATGGGACCATTGATCGCAGCATTAGGTACTTTTATAAGCACCGTTGGCGGTATTCTATTAATGAAGGGCGTGATTACAGCATTAGGGATAAGTATTGGTTCTATACTTTTAGTTGCTGCAAAGTTTGTTTTAATCGGTGTTGCGATTGCAAGTGTTGCTAACTTGATTTATAAAGCTTGGAATCCTGTAAAAGAGTTTTTTAAAACACTTTGGAACGATCCGAGTCAAGCTATACAAGTGTTCTCAGCATTTATAGCTTCTGCTTTTAGTGCCAGTTTAGCCGACGATATCATGGAAAACTGGGGCAAAGTTGAAGACTTTTTTACAAGCTTGTGGGATATACCAATGGCTGCAGCTGAAAAGTTTTTCGGTGTTTTGGATGGTATTAAAGAGACTGCTAGGGGAGCTTTTTTAACAGCTCAAGACGCACTGCCTTCTGTTTTTGGAACAGCTTCCGACAGTGCCGAACAACCGATACCAAGACAAAATAAAGTGGAAGTAAAAAACCTACAAGACATAGGATTTAAAAACTTATCTGAACTTCAAAGAAGCATTGGTGCTAAACAAATTAAGAAGCAAGCTGACAATAGAGAATTTTTAACGAGAACAAACAACGCAAGGGTTTCCCTTGATTTTAAAAACAAACCAGAGAACCTTTCTGTTAAATCTCAAAAAGATTCCTCTGAGTTTTTGGATATTAATAATGGTTTATTGGGGGCTTTATAAATGGCTAACCAAAACGGCTGGAGACGAAACTTAAGGCCAGCGAGCTTTAGAAACCTATCTTTTTTTATTGATATTTCATCGCTCACAACTGGTCGTAAAATTGTATTACACGAGTACCCTGATAGGGCACTTGGTTTTCCAGAAGATTTAGGGAAGATCCCCAGAAGCTTCAAACTTGATTGCCATATAATCGGTGATGATTACTTTGAACAAAAACGACTTCTTATTGAAGCCTTTGAGAGGCAAGGCACTGGGGAATTAGTCCACCCGTATTACGGCACGTTGATTGTTCAAACAGGAACAGTTACAGTGAACGAGGATACTGGACAGGGACGTATTGCGGCGTTCAGTGTCCAGTGTTACGAAGCCGGCGACAATACATTTCCAAACAACATACAAGACAAAGCTGCGGTTTTAAGAGACAGAACCGAAACCTTACAACAAGTTGCTAAACAAGAGTTTGATGAAAACTTTTCAATAGTTTCATTACCGGGGTTTGCAGTGGACTCAGCAAGAGCTAAAATATCAGAAGTGTCTCTATTGTTTGATCAATCGACTCAAGGATTCGTAACCTTGAGTGAAGAAGCTAGTAGGTTGGCTTTTGGCACTAGGAACCTAATAGCTGAAACTGATGATCTACTTCAAGGCCCTGAAGTTTTGAGCAATAGGCTATTGGGTTCTTTTTCTCTTTTAAACGATACGCTTGCATCAGTTAGAGATAGGTTTACAGCCGCAAGGGCTTTTACCCGTGTTGGATCTAATGACGAGCCAATTCCAGAGACAACTGAAACTAGAAAAGCTCAAGCTAGAAACAATCAGGTTTTTAATACCTTTATTACTCAGGTTGCTATCTCAAACCTAGCTAGTAATGCAATCGAAATAGACTATGACAACATAGAAGAAGCTAACCAAGCGAGGCAAGAAATCAGTGCCTTGATAGCAAGCCAACTAGAATCGACTCAAAATGATGACATATATCAAGCCCTACTCGATTTAAACGCTGTTTTAGTTCGGTCACTGCCTGATATTGATGCGGACTTGCCAAACATTGAAAGCTTTACAACAAACCAAGCAACCAACTCATTGGTTGTGGTTTACAACCTTTTTGAAAACTTGGACTCAGAACAAGACTTAATCAGAAGAAACAATATCAAAAACCCTGCAATCATATCCGATTGCACCGAGCTAGAGGTATTGGATGTCAATAGGTAGGACATCGGTATCAGTGAGAGGAAGAACTATAGATGACTCTGTGGTTCTTCTGGTAAACAGTCAGGTTTTTTCTGGTTGGACATCAGTGAGTATTAATCGACGCCTTAACTCGGTTGCTAGCTCTTTTAACGTAACTCTTACAGACCGCTGGACATCAAATGCAAGGCCAATAGGAATTGCTAGGGGGCAGTCTTTTTGCCTTCAAGTTGGTGGCCGTGTTGTAATGAACGGGTTTATAGATTCAGTTGCTTCTTCTATAAGTTCATCGAGCAGAACAATTGTTGTTTCGGGTAGATCCCTTGCAGGTGATCTAGTGGATTGCTCTTACGTTGGCACGAGTCAGTTTAGAGATAACCCGACAATGCAGACCGTTGTTGAAAAAATGCTTGAACCGTTTAACATCAAAGCAATATTCAATTCAGATGGTGGTAGTTTTGAAAAAGTTGATATACGTCAGGGCGAGAAGGTTGCTGAAGTCATCGACAGAATGGCTAGAGAGAAAAATCTCATTGTCTATTCTGACTTTGATGGGAACCTTGTTTTTGATGTCAATTCTAGTGCTAGGTCAAATTCTGAGATTCACCAAGGGGTTAACCTACTTTCGGCAACGGTTGAGAGAAACAATACTGATAGGTTTTCAGAATATATCATCAAGGGCCAGACTTCCGGCATCATCGGCAATCCTGAAAACGCAACCTCCAACACTGGAACAGCCACAGACTCCGGAGTTACTAGGTATAGACCTTTACTTTTACTAGGTGAAAACTCAGTCAATTCTTCTGACGCATCTCAACGTGCTTCTTATGAAGCTGATATAAGAGCCGCAAAGTCAGAGATTTTTAACGTAACTGTTCAAGGTTGGTTTCAGCGTGATGGTAGCCTTTGGGATATTAATAAAATCGTAGGATTGAGATCAAGCTATTTAGACCATGACGGCGATCTATTAATTGATAGCGTGAATTTTACTAAAAGCAATTCAGGGACGTTTACCGATCTTAGTTTAGTTCGGCCCGATGCCTATCAGTTTTTGCCAGCGGTGCCTAAATCTTCAGATGATGGGATTGTAAGGTAATGGAAAAATTTCTAAGTGTAATGAATAGAATACTCGCACCCATCAAACGTGAAATGCGGACTATGATCGTAAGGGGTATCGTTCGTATCATCACAGAAGATTCAAAAATTCAGGTGTTTCAAGTCGAGTCGTTCCAAGACGATGTAAGAGATGACGTTGAGCACTTTCAAACCTTTGGTTTTAAATCCCACACACCGGCGAATAGTGAAGTTATTATGTTGAACGTGGGTGGGAGTAATGAGCACTCGGTTGTTGTAGCAACTGAAAACCGTGAAGCATTGAGTAACCTTGATCCTTTGGAAGAAGGTGACTCCATAATATACAACAAAGGTGGTGCTAGCCTTCTTCTAAAAGAAAAAAACATTGAAGCCTCGATTGATAAAATCAAAATAGAAAACGATAGCAATGAGCTTATCGCCGTATTAATTGAGTGGCTTGATCAAGCTATTGTAAATAGAAATATAACTGCAATCGGCCCACAGCCTTTGTTTCCCGCTGATGTGGTTGAAATGCAAAAAATTAAAGCTAAATTGGAGACGTTTAAATTATGATGACTGGTGCGGCTATGGCGGCCTTAATTGTCCAAAATATTAAAGCAGTAAACGGTGATGTTGACTCGGATCAAGAAACTTTGCTTTTGGCTCACTGGGAACCAATTTGTGATGGAATTATATTACATATCCAAACAACCGCAGTGGTTACAACAACGGTTGCAGGTGGTTCATCAAGCGGCTCACATCCGGGGGTAATACTATGACAGATGGAAGAGACATAGCGATCACAATCGAGCAAGGTTGTTATGACCTTAGACTAAGAGACGGTGATTTACTTGGTGACGCTGGGTTAGAAACTTCGATCATCATAGCTTTGTTCACTGATAGGCGTGTTACTCAAGAGCAATTACCTGAATTTCAAACAGACCGCAAAGGATGGTGGGGTGACTTGATTCCAGTTGTTGACGGCGATCAAATTGGATCAAGGCTTTGGACTCTCGATAGGTCAAAAATATCTAATGAAACTCTTAGGTTACACGAAGACTATACCAGAGAAGCCTTACAGCATTTTATAGAGGATGGAGTTGCCGATTCCATAGCTGTCGAGGCTAACTACAATGATGACTTTCACCTAATTTTAGATATTGATATCATAAGACCAGAGAATCAAAACACTAGATTTAATATTGTTTGGGATAACCAATCAAACGTACTTTTAAATGGGGAAGCTTTTAATGCCGTTCAATAGACCAAGTTTAGAACAAATAAACGAGCGAGTCGAAAATCAGATTAAAGGTTTACTCGGTATTACAGTTATACTTAGACGATCTTTTATTTCTGTAATATCGAGAGTTATTTCGGGTGTGTCTCATTTGTGGCACGGTCACCTTGATTATAACTCAAGACAGTTTTTACCAACGACAATGGACGAAGAAAACCTTATTGCATACGGCGGCATTTGGGGAATACCTAGAAACGAAGCCGTTGCAGGAATTTACTCTTTAACCGTTTTGGGTGTTGATAACACCAGCATACCATTAAATACAGTTTTTAGAAGATCGGATGGACAAGAATATTTTAGTCGGCAATCGGGTGTCGTTTTAAACGGCTCGACGTTAATAGAAGTAGTCGCAAACGAGGCAGGGCTGACGAGCGAATTAAGTAATAACGATATCGTAGAGCTTTTAAATCCGATTGCCGGACTAGAATCAGAAGCTACCGTTCAAAGTGCGATCATAGAACCAGAAGATATTGAATCTATTGATGCATACAGATCTAGGGTTATTGACAGAATTAGAAACCCTATTTCGGGTGGCACTGCGAGTGACTATATACAGTGGGCTAGGGAAGTTGCTGGAGTAACAAGGGCATGGGTTTTGCCTCAAAACCTAGGGCCAGGAACCGTTGGGGTAACATTTGTTCAAGACAACCAAACTAATATTGTTCCAAGTGCTCCAAAGGTTGAAGAAGTTCAAAATTACATAGATGACCGTAGGCCTGTGACAGCTGATGTAACTGTTTTTGCACCAGTGTTATTACCCATGGATATGACAATAGCTTTAAACCCAAACACAACCGAGGTTCAAAATAATGTCATAGCTGAAATCGAAGACTTGGTTCTAAGGGACTCAAACTTATCGGGTGCATATAAAAATAATGCCGAGCTTTTTGATGGGAAAATATTATTAAGCCGAATCAATGAAGCGGTATCAATAGCCGTTGGTGAAAGCGATCACAGAATTGTATCTATTAATGGGGCGACACCTAGTGATGTAGTTCCACCAATGAATAACTTATTAGTACTAGGAAATATTACGTGGCAAACTTTGGCGTAACAATTAGAGAGAGATACAAAAAGATCGTTGAAGATCTTTGGCCTCAAGGTGTGGCATGGACTCAGATAAGAGAACGTGGCTTATCTATTTTCTCACAGCTTACATGTTTAATTGCCTCGGAATCTCAACACCTTGATGAACGAGTAGGTGATTTGTTTAGAGAAACGAATCCAAAAACCACGTTTGAAATGCTCACAGATTGGGAAGAATTCTTAGAGCTGCCCGATGATTGCACACCCCCCAACGAAGAACCATCACTTAATGATCGAAGAAACCGGCTTTGTCAAAAACTTACAACTGGTGGTGGCCAAAACGAAGGATTTTATCAACTCGTTTCAAATCAATTGGGCGTTACAGAAGATATAGAAATTCGAGAATTCGACGACTTCAGAGTGGGCACCCAAATGGTTGGTGACAGGTTAACAAATGGAACGAACGCATCTACGGGTTGGACACACACATTTTTAGTTGCAGCTCCAGCAACGTTAACAGAGTTTTTCCTTGTCGGTCAGTCAACGGTTGGTGAAAGGCTTGTTGATGTTAGCAACGAAACTTTAGAGTGTGTCATTGATAGGTTTAAACCAGCTCATGCAAATGTAATTTTTGCATTTGGTGATATAGATATATGAAAAAATTAAACAAGAAAAAGGAAGGTCATCATGCATAGAACAGAAGCAGATGGGAACACAAACGGGCTTTACACAGAAGGGGACGCTGCTTTAGGTGTGCCCGCTACTGTTTTTAGTTCGGCAGCTGCAAACTCATTTCAAGAAGAAATTGTGTCGGTGGTTTTGGCTTCAGGTCAAACCTTACAAACAAGGGATACAGACACTTTTAATCAGCTTTTAGAAGCCGTAAAAGTTCTTATTCAAACTGGTGGAAACACTGAGCCTTCAACCCAGCCAATTGGTAACGCTCAAGTTGATCAAGACTTGATAGTTGATGGGTCTGTTTTAGAGTTTGATAGTGCTTTGATTAAAAGTGCTTCTTACTCAATGAACCTTGTGAGAAATACTGACTCACAATCGCTTGTTGAATCTGGAAAACTGTCTATGACTTACGAACCTAAAAATGGTGTTTGGCTTGTCGAGTCTTCAACGTCTTTTGATGACGCTGGTATTTCTTTTGAGATGGCCGTCACGACAGCTGGCAAAGCAAAAGTAACTTATTCAACTACTGATGTAACTGGAACCAGTTATTTCGGTGAGCTGACTTTATCTAACTATCAAGAAACGAGGGTGTAACTATGACCGATAGCAAAAATTTTAGTGAACCTATTTTAAGAGTTGGTGACGGTGTCCAAGCTGAAGAAAGTGGTATAGCTTCCAATCAGCCGGGTATGGCAGATCCTTCAATTACTTACAAACCTGCTAACAAACGTTGGGAATATACTAACGATGGGGTTTTGTCTCACGTAGTTGGTGCATTACCTCAGTTTCCAACGCAAGCAGCTGCCATCGCAGCTGGGCTAAACAAAAACGGTTTAATGTATTTCAACACCACCGTAAATAACAAACAGGTTTGGATTGATGACCCCGCCGGTGATGGAAGTGTTGCGGCTCGGTTTATGCCTATATCGCTAGTTGACTCACACTTGGTCGCTATCTGTACAACTGGTCAGGTTGTTCCTACAGCTGGCGGTGTAAACATAATTCACAACATTATTGCGAATGACAACTTAGGACAATACAACGCAGCAACTGGTGGCTACGGCATTACATCTACGGGATTGTATGTTGTCATAAACCATGTATCTCTGGTTCAACCATCGGGTGGTATATCTCAAGTTGTGGAGGCTTCTGTGGCTGTTTCAGGAGCAAATAACTACACAATGCTTGGTACTCAATACAATGGAACGAACTTTGTCACAAGTGCAGGTACGGCTATTTGTGCTTTCACGAGAAGAATTGCCGCTGGTAGTACTATTTTTGGAAGAATCTTCCAAGACAATAGTAGCGGCATTTCACTGCCTTTAAGGTCAGTCAGTTTTAGAAACCATTTAACAATCGCAAAGGTGGCAGAATGAAAAAGTATAGTTTAACTGTGAATGGTATGTCTTATGAAATACGTTCGGATAAAAAATTAGAAGACTCTTTTGATACTACTGAAATTGTTTTGCCGGATGGGACAACAAAAGAAGTTGGTGGTATTCCAAAAGTTTGGAGCGACAACTTAGATAAAGTGGTTGAAGAAGACATCACAGAATTAATGCAGTCAGATGAAAGAATAAGAAAGAAAAGAAAAACTTTTGATGCATTAATTGCTGATGAATCTGTTTTAGACAATTTAATTGAAGATCTTACAGAACGTAAAAATAGAACAAAACAATAATATAAAAATAGGGAGGGGCTAAAATGGAAGTGATTAAACAGATATTTGGTTACGTAATAACACACGGTGCGGCTATCGCAGGTATTTTATTAACTGTGGTGGGTGTTGCCGAAGCAATCGTGAGGCTTACACCAACTGAAAAAGACGACACTGCGGTTGAGCGTGTTGGTAAGTGGATTCGCAAGGGTATTGATTACGCAAGTAAGTTCGTGCCTAATAAGAAAAAAGGCGGCGGTGAGCACGTAAAGCAGTGTGAAAAAGAATGCGATAAAGAGTTTAGCCAAAAAGACATTGAGACAAAAGAAAACGAAATTAAGGCTCAAGGGTAATGAAATTACTTGGTGCTATATACACACTCATAATGGTGCTTCCAGAACTTTTAAGGGTTTTGAAGTCCATTGAAGCCCGTGCCGATACCAATGCGAAAAAAGAATTAGTTAAAAAAGATTTCAAGAAAATAGCGGACGCCTTCGAAACAGGGGACGCCGAAATGTTAAAAAGAATTTTTACAAATAAGGAGTTAGAAGATGGGAGCGAGAGTTAGTTCATATAAGGTTAGCGTCACAACTGCAGGCGTAAGTATAGCACCGCCTTCCGGCGATCCGGTTAGGGCTTATGATGTTGTTGTAGTCCCTGACGCTGGGGTAAGCGTTTTAATAGGCACCGAAGGTGAAGAAAACTTTTTAGTTCCATCTAGTGGCATGTCACTTGGTGATGTTCATAGATACTCAAGTGAAGAGTGTTGGGATTTAGATAAGATTTTTTTGAAAGCAGACGCTACGGCTGGTGATGTTAGCATTTTAATTTCGGAGATTAAAGATGGGAATTAATATATTTGGCTCTAGTTCTAATGCCGGTGTAAATACTGGGGGAGCTGTGAGTAGCGTTAATGGTGAAACTGGTGATGTGGTAATACAGGAAACTAATTCGCTTTCTCAGTTTCTAAATACTTGGAACGTTGCTAATTCAACCGTTGAACAAGTAGTAACTGATGTCGGTGCGGCTGTTAGGATTACTGATGACTCGGGTAATTTTGAAAACGTCAACCTGCAAGCTGACTTGCCTTTAACAAAAGATAGGGTTGTTAAGTTTTCTGTAAGGTTAGATTCTTCAGCCACTAATACAGCATTACTTAGGTTATCATTGTCTGGCGTTCCTTCAGATTTCAGAGTCAACTTATCGGATGGTTCAACTTCCACCGGCACAACTAGACCACCTACGGTTTTAAAAGCAGAAGTTAACGAAAATGTAGGGACGTATCTTATAAAATATCCTGCTTTCTCTGATTGGACTACATGGAGTATTTCACCATCGGTTCAAACAAGTAGTGCGGCCGATCAAGGCTCGGTGGATATTTTGTGTCTTGATTTAAACCACGGTGATTTAACTGTAGATTCAGTTACAAATAACATTTCTGGTTTCCATATGATTGGCCAAAGAGATGAGCCAGCTGCAACAATAGACCTTCCAAGTAATATCGTGACTGGTCATAACTTTACACAAATTTTGCAGGATCATCCTGCGGCGGTTTTGCGTGTTAAGGTTAGGGATCAAAACCCAGCCGCAACTAGACCTTGGGATATTACAGAGATTGATATCAAGCAGATGGTTGAAAACTTTAACGCTGGTATTGCCACCGCTCATGCTTTTATTCACGTTCACGACAATGATTTTATAACGGTAAACGTAGTAGATCCTGCCACGGGTGAAATTGCTTTGGTCGACAATGGTAGACAGATGCACTATTGTTGGTCCGAGGTTGCTTCTTTTATTGAAACACCGCCGCTTCATAAATTTATAGCTCACGAGCAATCGCTTCCTATAGCAAACCCAGTCGTTGGGTGGGACGTAAACAAAAGTGAAGGGCTAACCAATGACGGTTCTCTCGTAACGATTACCAAGGAAGCTGACTACTTAATAAATGGTGGCGGTATTCGAGGCGGCGGCTTTTCAGTAACTGCTCGCCTTCGCATAAATGGGGTTGTCGTATTGTCTCGTGGGGATGAAAACGAATCGACAAATACCGAAGGTGGGGACATAAGTATTGTCAGACATCTAAATGTTGGCGACACGGTAGCTATGGGTTTTAATTCAGGTGGAACTGGCTCCATATCTCAAGCTCACTTTTCTGTTATCGAGCTTCCAAATACGGCACCTATAAACGCATCATCAAATTCGGCTACACCAGCCGAAGCTGCTTTCGAAGGTTTTAGAGCATTGGCAGGGGTGCAAACAGTTATTGTGAATCAAGCTCCAGAGCCGATCAACTACAGCTCTGCGTCCGATCACTACGATACAACTGGTGGGTATGACCGAACAACGCAAACATTCACTGCTCCTAAGGCAGGGTTTTGGAAGTTGAAGGCTCAGGCTACTGATGAAGAGTTTAGAGAAAAAGCTATTACTATGGATTTAATAATAGCTGTAAATGATGTTTTTAAAGCAATCGCTAGTGAGTCTAATGCTGAAGCAGTAACAACGACCAGAGCTATTACTACAATAACAGTCGAAGAGACATTACTTTTAGAAGTAGGTGATAAAGTTACGATCCTTGGTTTTTGTAGAGGTGGTAGTTTTGTTTTGGCAGGTTCTAACAGTGGTGTGAGAAATAGTTTTTCAGGTTCTTTTCAAGGACTGGGACCAGTTACAACACCTTAATTACCTTTAAATAAAGCGTAAGAATTGAAAAAATTAAATTCAATTCTTACGCATGGAAAAAACCTATGAAGAAAACACTATTATTAATTCTTATCTCAGCGATTTCAACCGGTTGTGTCTCGGCTCCTAAACCCGTGACGTTTGACGCCGATTGGGAATTCAAAGGCGATGGTAAAGATAAGAAAGCCTGTTTGAGCATGGAAGACGTGCAACGACTTAGGGAGATTCTTATCACAAAATGTGAATAAATTAGGGGGGCCAAATGGTAAGCGAAGTAGTTCAATTTTTTGAAACTGTTTTACCCAATCCCCTCGAAAAAATCATAGTACTGGGAGCACTCGCTCTAGTTTGGTACTTCATAAAAGACTTCAAAAACAAAACCGAAAACTCCATAAAAGAAATAGAGCCTTTAAAATACCTCATTGAAATGCTGCGTTCTGATATGCAGGCAATGCGTGAGACTATTGGCACGCATAAAGAAACCCTCGGTAAAGCCAACAAGGGCATCAAAGGTGACTTCCTTGATCTGAGAAAAGAACTTATGGACTCGACCGAGCAGCTTAACAGCCTCGTTCAGGAAGTGAGATATGACTTTCTCGACACCCAAAAGGATACTGTTTCGGTTGCTAGTAAACTGGAACTAATAATAAAAGACCTTGATCAAAAATATGGTCAAACAGTCAAGCTCGAAGACGAAGTAAAAGAAATGACAAAAAAGTTTTCGAGAACCGAAATGGGATACGATTGGGTTAAAAAAGCCGTTGAATACAATAAGCACGAACTTGAAAAAGCCAACTCAAACATCTCTGCATTAATAAAAAACATGGAAAGTAAATAATGAGAGGGGGCAAGTTTTGGAGTTTAAAGAGGCTGTCGAAATAATATTAAAACATGAGGGTGGTTATGTAAACGATCCCAATGATCCGGGTGGGGAAACCAAGTACGGTATTTCTAAAAGAGCATACCCGAAAATTAATATTAAAAGACTTACAAAAAAAGATGCAAGAGAAATTTATAAAAAACATTATTGGAATAAAATAAAAGCGGATAAACTACCGCCGGAAATTCGTTTAGCTATGTTTGATTTTGCCGTAAACAGCGGTGTTTATAGGGCTATAAGCCTTATTCAAAAAATCGTGAAGGCTAAAAGAGATGGTGTGTTAGGACCAAAAACTTTGCGAAAAATTTCATTAAACAACCCAGCAAAAATTACCGAGAGGTTTCTGAAAGAGAGAACTTATTTTTATTTCAGGAATAAGAACTTTTCTATTTATGGAAAAGGTTGGATGAAAAGACTTGTTGATATCGCTCATAGGTCTAGTTATCCATCCGAAATTTGTTAACCAAGAAAAAGGAAAAAAACTATGGCAACAACAAAAATTCGTAACGCCCAGATTAAAGACGCTACTATTGAGATCGGCAAAGTAGCTGACAATTTTCTAGGTGGAGCTGACTGGGACATTTCAGGTGGTGCAAATGACGCTACTATTACAGGTCTAGTTGCAGGTGTTAACCCAAATGACGCTGTTAACGTTCAGCAGTTAACTGATGCGACAGATGCCAAATGCGACACAGAAGAGTTTGACGTAGCGGCTGACGGTGAAGTTTTCACACTAGCTCAAACACCTTTGGCAGGTTTAAAAAACCTTCACGTTTTTCTAAACGGCCTAAGACTATCTTCTGGTGAATATACTATTGCAGGTGCAGACCTAACAGTAACGTCACCAACGGTTGAAATTGGTGACTGTGTAGTAGTCGATTACAGATACTAATTTTTAAAGGAGGCTTGGTTTGGGAAAACTAAAATCAGAACAGATTAAAGATGGTGAAGTCAAACGAGATGACATCAACGTAGATGAAACAGGTCAAGCCGTCATTACAAAAATCATTGCTGGAACCGGCGTTACTATCACATCAACGGGTGTGGACGCTGGAACCGGCGATGTCACTATACAAGCGACAGGAACCGCAGTAGCAAGCGGCTTAAACCTAGACGGCGGAAGATCCGACAGCCTTTATTTATCGGATTTATGTGTAGAGGGAGGTAATTCAAGTGGCAGTTAAAATACAACTACGAAGGGATACGGCATCAAACTGGACAACAAATAATCCAGTATTAGCAGCTGGTGAACAAGGTCATGAGTCCGATACCGACAGAAGAAAAATAGGCAATGGTATTGATGACTGGAATACGCTGCCTTATCTTTTTGAGCAAGGTGACTCGCAAACCGCAACAAATACTAGTGCTATTGCCGCACTTATATTAGAGCAATCGGCTCAAGACTCAGCTATTACAGACAACTTAAACAATACGGTGACCAACGCCGACGATATATTAGACCTTGAGACAGATCTAGAAGATCACGAAACAGATACAAACAATCCGCACGCAGTTACTTTTACCCAAGCGGTTCAAGCCGATCCGGCAACCGACATTACAGCTGTGGAAGCAGAAGAACTAACAGATGACAGTGTTACCGAGCTTCATAAACACTCGAACCTTTACGTTCCAAACGGTAGTGTAGCCGCACTAGAAACAAACGCAGCTTCTGGGATTATACTCCCAGCTTACCCCGCTACTAGAAACGACGGCGTTTCACAACAAGCACTCACGACCTCGGATACTACGGGGCTAACAGAACGCAGAACCATACTTCCTTTTTACGCTTATTCTAAAAAGACAGCTGCCGAGTTTAACCAAACAACAACGGAAGCAACGTACGACACACTAATTGCTTTACTACCTGAAGACGGTGACTACTTAATTAGGTGTTGGTTTATTTGGTCAATGAATAGTGGTGCTACTGACATAAACGTAGCTTTAAACTTAGATGGTACTGATTTGTTTAAAGTAAAAATGGAACCGCAAGACACGGCAGGTAACGCTGTGGCGGCAACCAACGTTAATACAGGGGCCGCTGGGACAACGGGTACAGACCAAACTTACCCAGACATTTTAGAAGACATACAAACTCTAACAGCCGGTAACCACACAATAGAGATTCAGTGGGATGCATCAACAACCAACGATATTCCTACAATTCACAGATCAATCTTAAGTATCGAAAGGAAGGCATAATGAACTTACTTGATGAATATTCAGAAGATGAACTATTAAAGCTTAATGCTAACTTTATTACGCTTGAAGGCGTGAAGTTAAAAAAGAAGGCTTGGTTAAAAGACCGTGGCCTAAGAATCAGACAAGATTACGTAATACACGACACGGGAGAAACCAAAGTTTCTGAAGTGTATACATACCAGTATAAAAATGAAGGCCGAGAAGTTAGTTCCTACGAAAGAAAAATGGTTTGGCTTGATGGTGGTCTTCCTTTTATGGAAGTTATTACAACGCCGGATTTAACCATTGATCACCTGTCGGATGTAAATAAAGCGGCTCGCAATGCTCAAGTTGAATACCTAGAGCTATCGGCTGACAACCTTAGAAACCTTGCTGACACACTGCCAGAGCCTTACAGGTCTCAGTATATCCAAGTGGCTAACAGCATTGACTTGCTACTTAATCACTACGAAACGGTCACCAGAAAATACCGTGAAAGGAAACTTCACACACTAGATTTTGAACATTCGGTAATGTTTGAAAGCAACCCACAGATTTTGGCTATACACCAAATACCTGTAAGAAAACCCGATGACATATTCAAAAACGGCTTAAATGTTAAGCAAGCAATCATGTATCAACTTAAAGGATTAATCCCGTGAACAAAAAACGCATTCTAATTTTTACCGTTATGTTTTTCCTTTTCATTCCAGATGTCATTTGGTGCCTGTTTAACTTAATGCAAGCTGGCTTTGCTTACTTTTTGGGCTACGTGCTTGATAAATCGGGTATCAAAGAAGGCAAGAAAATCATGATGTATGGATTGAATATAGCCATATCCATTGACCAATTTGCCGCTGTGAAAGCTATGGGTCAAGACTCAGATGTTACAATATCAATGGCTTTAGGTGTTGCGAAAACAAAACACGAGCTTGGCTTATGCCGTGTAAGCAAGTTCTGGCTTTGCTTTGGAGCTTTCGTCAATATCCTTTTTGGGTTTCAGGAAGACCATGTAAAGGAATCCATAGAGATCGAAGAAACTGCCGAGAATACGGTGATCCATTTATATGTTGACTGCAAAAAACTTGAAGAAGACAAAACAAGTAAAGCAGCTTAAAATAGTAAAAAAGGACATGTATTGAGTAGTATTAAACGACAAGTTGGTGAAAAACTATTTTTGAACCTGCAGCTCCATGACGGTGAGGATAACTTTCCCGTCGAGGTTGTTGCAGACTTGTTTAATGCCGATGGTGTTAAAATCAACTTGCTGCCGATTGAACTCAACCATATCAGTGGCGGCTACTTTGTTGAGGCTTCACAGACCATGCCTAACACCGAGTTTGTTTTAGCTCAATATAGCGTACTTGAGCCGGGGGGTGGTGAATGTCCACACTACACACAAGAATCAGACCGCTTTGATAGGTCAATCCCGGTTCAAATACCTGCGAGTATTGTTCCAAAACCTTTTGCGATAGTTGCGGTTTTAAAAGACAATCAAAAGATTCGTGCAAGTGTAAAAACAAGCGGCCGTGTTGCTGCCAATTTTGTTCAAAAAAGCAAAATCAGAGTTGATATTAGAGGATCAAGAACCAAGGTAAGTGTAAGAGAAAACAGAATCAAAGTAGAGGTAAAAGAATGAGTAATAACTATCCACGTCGTGCCGTTGTGACACCAGGAAGTAAGGCAACTTTTTGGGTTGACCTAGTTGATGAATCAATGGGAAGGCCAATTGATCTTTCTGCTTACACAAGTGGGAAAGCGGTTTTCTGTAATTGTGATGGGGACAAGGTTGAAGTCTCTATTAATTTAAGCACTGATGACGCAAAATGTGGTTCGGTTCTTATCAATATACCTAGCTCCGATACTGTTAAGTTTGACGAGCAAAGCAAGGATTTTGATTTTGAATTCGCCGATGCCAACGACACAACAATCATTCCCGTTTACGATATGATTGAGATCGTTGCTAGGAATTGTCCTTAATTTTTTTGTAAGTTATTCTTTTCGTTATACGTGGTTTAGTATGTCTTTTATACTTTTCCACGATTATACCCTTTAGTATATGAGGGTTTTCTTTTACCAACATCTCATAGTCAACATACTCTTTAGGCTTGCTGGTAGTCACCGATATCTTATTGCCGTCTATCATAACCTTATCACTATAAGGTTTTATCATTTCAAATATTTCGTTTTTAATTGTTTTTATTTTCTGTTCTAGTTGCTTACATTTTGATTCAAACCCAGAGCACTCGTTAACTAAATCCTTAAGTTGACTGTCTTGTAAGTCGATAAACTCATTGGTGGTCGTGGCTATTCCCATTGGTGGTGTTTTCGTTTTCAAACCTTCGATGAACGCCAACAATTCAGGTTGATACTCTTCATTCATGTATTTTTCATCTTCTATAGAAAGAGAAAATCTAACATGTTTAAAGAGTAACTTCCCTCGCCCTAGTGTAGGGAACACCTTATCATCAACCACGACACTAAAATAAAAGTCACGACCACCCGTTGTTAAGCAATGGTGAATAACCTGTGGATAGTATTGCTCCGAGACACGTTCACGCAGTGGCAAAAGCTCATTTATAAAGTTGTTATACTTAACCCTGCCGACATATTTACACTCCCAAAACAAAGGGTTTCCCTGTTTATCGGCTTCACAAAAACCATCGACAGAACTTATGATAAAGTCGTTGTCTTCTTTTACAAAAACCTCGGGCTTCCATATTAATCCCGTCTCTTTTTCAAGGTCGAGCAGGGCTAAATCTTCATACGTATTACCTTTATCGGTCACAAATTTATTGACCTTGCGAGGTTCACGCTTGCCTGTCTTTTCTAAATATAAGTCATAGATGTTCTTATACGGGCTTACGTCCATGATCACAGGTGCATCACTTGAACCCACCTTTTTTGATCTATATTCTAACCACTCTTTGCTTCCCTGAATCATAAATCTTTCTCACAAATTTCCATAAGTCTAATATCTAGATCATAGCGTTTTATAAGACCATCTTTAGCACGAGCTACATGGGTATACCTACATGCATGTACACCAGCGTGGATACTTTCCATAAGTGTTATGTGTGAGGTGTCGATTTTTTTCTCGTCCAAATAAATAGGTATTATTACTTCTATCGTACGATTTCTCATTAAAGCGTTTTGAATAATAGGCTCAATGATTCTTTTAAGATTTTTCTTTAACCATTTTTTCATTTACATTGCTCCCATGTTTCACCATATCCCAGTTCCCAATCACTCCATTCTTCAGGGGCTTTAATTTCATCCCATTCAATAACCACTAAACCTGTGTAAGGGTACCAGTTTGATTGACATTTGGTTTTATGGAAATCCTCATCAAAGCACCTTGTAGGAGCTTCCTTCTGATCAACCCAAACAATTTTAGGCCGATACCAACTTATAATTTTTGGTTCTGGTTTTAGTATTTCCCAGTTATCGTTGGCTGCGTGTTTATTTAAATCTACATTACAATGTCCAAAAAAATCATCTTCGTGAGTTTTCATCATAAATCGCTCTTCAGATTCCGAGAACTGTAATATAAAAGAAACCTTTTCGGCACATTTATACTTAATTTTCACTTTAGGGTTTTTTCTAGCTATTTCTAAAGCTTCCCATCCTTTCATTCGCATTGCTCCCGCATTAATAGATTAAAGAAAACTAATTTCATTCCGATATGTAAAACATATATTTATGAACTTTGGTTATGAGACTATTACAGTCTCGTAACCTATTAATACATATCCCTTTGCCTATTAAGGATATCTGTTAGCTTTTTATTTTCTTTTAATAAGTCTTTATTTATAAGATCAACCATTTCTTTTTTGTTTTCTTGAAATATTAAGCGTCTGAATCTAACGCCGTATTCACTTTTAAAATAAGAAGTCTTAAGATCATTTTCATATTCATTTCTTAAAACATTTCTATAATTAGTCCAAGTATCACTTTCAATATGTGGCATTAAATCTACATACATATTACCTAAAATTTCTTCACATATAGCTTTCATTTTTTTCTTAAAGGTGTCCATATACGCTTGACCTTGTTTATCTAATTCATCTAGGTCGTATTTTAATTCTTCTTTTTTCATTTGTATTTCTCTTTATTTAGGATTTTTTTAGCACCAATACCTTCTAAAAAAGCAGGCATATAATAGTAGTCTATATGTACTTTATTAGTTATTTTTACACCATCGTAAGTAAACAAAATAAGATCATAAGGAGTTTTCTTATAGTAAGCACCATCACCAATATAGTGACAATCTAATAGTAGTTCTTCACTCATAACTTGCTCCCTATGTCATCATAACGTTCCGTGGCTTTTGTTATTGTATCCAAATCAATCCAATATTCATGATACCAATTGCTTGGCATAGGTCTGTTTTTATAATTCCAAACATGCCGAGGGTGGCCACCAAATTCTAATACAACATATTCGACTTTATTGCGGTTTGAATGACATCTTAATTTACAAAAATATTTTTTGCCCGCTTCAGGAAAACCATAACGCTTAAATAATTTTTCGCAATTCATTCGCATTGCTCCCAATTATCTGGTGCTTCTACGGTTTCCCAATCAATTACTTTATAAATTCCATCGTCTAATTCCATAAGGCCGTCATCATCCAGCCATTGTTCTTTGCTTGCTCTAAGAGACAATTTGATATGAGATGCTTTATTTGGCAGTTTATTGCCAAACTTCCATATGACGCTAGGACGATACCAAGTGATCTTTTTTGACTTATCTTTTATTTTACAATCTTCACAAATAGGATCTATTTCATGTAAAAAAGAATCCGAGCACTCTCTACATTCACAGCTCATTGAAAATATATGCTTTATGTTACTCATATAATACTGTTCACTCATTGATATTACTCCATTTGATCACTTTTAATAGCTTTGCCAATCCACATAAAACATTCTTGTAGTTTTGACATAGCCTGTTCAAGTTCATTTTGAGCTGCTAAGTTAGCGAAAGGAATCTCAGCAATAAGTTGTTCAAGCTCAATAACAAAACCTTTTGCTTTTTCATGCATTTCTAAATGCTTTCCAACAAACTCAATGTTGTCAAATGTAGTTAGTGTTTTGTCTTTATCCATTTAAACCTCTGTCTCATGAACTTCTGTTGTTGTTGTGTCGTTTGAGTAAATAGTATTCGTGTGCGAGTCATTTGGTATAATTTGTTCATATTGTTTCGACTCATTCACAGTCGTTGTTCTCATGATTTCTTTGTTTCTAAAAACCTGACTAACTAAGCCCTTAACTGATTGGTATTTCTCTTCCGACATTTTAGCTTTGTTTTCTGCAAGTGTTAGTTCCATTCGGTATTCTCTTCGTGTCAGTTCGGATTCTTTTTCTTGTAAGTATTTTTCAGATTTTACATTTTCCTTTAGTTTTTTATTTTCCTGAGAAAGCTTGTCTAATCTTTCTTGAAAATATTTACTGCCGTCTTCAGCTATCTTAAGCCTTTCCCTTAAACACTCATTGTCTTCAATAATCTTATTTAGCTCTTTACCAATAGCTTCTGGCAAGTTTTTTTCTATTGCAATTTGTATTTCTTCAATCATTGCGTTTCTCCTAATCTTTACTATCAAATAAAAAGCACCACAGTTTATAAAACAAGAATGTTAGCGGTATTGTCATGACTGCTTGTGCTATGAAATTAGCTATTATGTAATTCCAATTCATCTATAATATCTCCCAATCGGTTTCAGAAAAATTACAAATCAAATATTCGTCGGTATGAACAACGTGCTTCTCATTAAAAAGATTGTTTTTAACAAAGTAAAACCAACGGTCATTCCAAGTGCTCCGCCTTATCCTAGTCCCCGGATATTTCCTTGCAACTTCAAGTGCTCGCCACCCAAGTATCATTACATAAACCCGTATCTTCTAAATAACTCATTACCAAAATCACCGGCGTCATCCCACATGACCATAGCCATAACTAGTAGTGGAAAAGATTGGCTTATTTTTTCTTTGTTTTGAGGATCGGCCTTTTGAATCAACGTGCAAAGTAAGTTGAAAAAACTTCCAGTGTTATTGTATTGCCAGTCATATATATGACCTACGGCCCGCTTCAGATCATCATCCATAGGTATCTAGTCCTTTCCTAGTCGATGTCTGTTTGTATTACCTTACGTAGGCCGCATTTACTACATATTTTTGATTTTGTTTGTGATGACTGCCAGATAGACCAGTCATGCCTACACCCTCGTATACTCTTTAAGCCTGTCTTCAACTTGCTCAATCGACCATGCAACCAACGCAACGCCGCCTTGCTCGTTGATGTGATCAATAAAATTGGTTTGGGCTTGAGATGGTTTTTGTTTTTTAGACCGCTTAACCTCAATGGCAAGTAGCCTTCCGTCAGGTAAGATTCCGAGGATGTCAGAAATCCCGTTCTTGTCGTACTTTGATTTTCTTCGGTAAGCACCTGCCCTTTGGTCGTAAACCGAAGCGGAGTTATTTCGCCACGCAAAAATCCCGACGAAGTATAACCATTCGAGGATCGAGTTTTGAATCTCGTTTTCAGATAGTACATGATGCATTTAAAAAGTTTATTCATAAACCCTCTGTTTGACAAACCTATTATTATACTGGTTTAGTATAACGTACTTTGGCATTCCCCTTTGTTCATCATCTAAAAACTTCCTGTAATCACGGTTAGCGTAATTCCTTGGTATATGCTGTACCTTTTCACCTGATATGGTTTGGTAAAATATCAAAACAGCTGCTTTGCCAGTCGATTTTGTTTTGTGATCCCATTTTATACGCCAACTAAACACAGACAATTTGTTGTCTCTTTCGGGATCATAAGGCAGCAAGTTCAAGGCCCGCAAGCGGTCCACTTCTCTGTCATCTTTTAAGTAGTTATAGCCACAGTTTTCACATTTGCTTATTGGTGCAAAGTTAAGGCTCCTACACGATGGGCATATGATTGCCTTTGGGCTATCTACTTTCTTCTCTCGCTTCTTTCTAATGTATGGATCACTGGGATGCCCTAAAGACGCCACAACGTCACCGTAGTCTAAGAATAAGCAATCATCCTTTCCTTCATACGGCCTTAATCCACGGCCTATCATTTGAACATATAAAGTTGGTGAGCGGGTTGGCCTCATGCATACCACAGAATCAATACAAGGAATGTCAGTGCCTTCTGAGAGCTTGGTCACAGACACCAAATGATTTATTTCACCATGCGAAAAAGCTCTAACTAATTCAGCTTGCCTATCTGGTGATCCATTTCTGGAGTGAACACACACGACACGCTCACAGTGAGCCATAAGCTCAATCTCAACCTGTTCAGCGTGATCAATTGACGTGCAACACCATATTGTTTTGCTTCGTTTCTCAAGGGCTTTTAAAGCCGAAGCCACTTGTCTTTTGATCTTCTGGGGGTTGCTGGTCACCATTGCCAAAAGATCCTTACCAACAAATTCGCCTTTATCGTCACGCCTTAACTCGCTGGTGTCATACTTATCTTTACCCTCACTGAATATTGGCTTAACAAGGTGGCCTTGCTTAATGAGCTCTGTCATTCCAATCTCAAAACAAGGCCCTTTAATTTCTTCGCCTTCACCGTAAACAAAACCACGGTCGGCGTAAGGTGTTGCTGTAAAGTAAACGCTTTTTAGTTTTGGGTTTGTGGCTAGTAGTTTGGCTTTGTACTCATGGTAAGACTTGCGTTTATGAAACCTATGGTATTCATCAACAATAAGAAGATTGATTTTAATATCACGCTTTTTTATAGAATCAATCGACCCGATTATTATTTCGTTATCTAATTCTTTTTTATTAAGTGATCCACAATATATTGAAACGTTTAGATCTTTAGCGAATTGGTTTAGCTTTTCTTGTGCTTGAGTTACAAGGTCAACCTTGTGGACAAGTATCATCACTCGAAAAGGTTCATCTTTTCTAAATCGCCGCATTTTCTCAAAGCAAAACTCGATGAACTTCACAAACACAACTGTTTTTCCGCTGCCTGTCGCAGCTACAACCAATGCGGAAGGAAGCTTTCCTATTTCACTCCAAATGCTTTCGATACATTTTTTTTGATACTCTCTGAGGTGCATATTAGTTCTTGGTTTTTCATTAGTTTATAGTCTCATTATAAGGCTCTATAGCTGTCGCATCGTTGCTATTTTCTTCGCCTATAGCTGCAAGGATGTCATCAAGTTCATCACCCATAGTGTTAAGCCGCTCTTCTAAAACTTCTAGCTGTTCAAGTGCGGTATACATGTCAAGCATCCCAATCCTACCCGCTTGCACTGCTAGTGCTTTAACACGTTCTGAGAAATTTAAAACAAAACCTCTTAAAGCCATAATCTAAACCCTTATTAATAGGCAAAGTAGGCTGGGCTTTCACCAACATATCCCGCTCTCCCCTAGGAAGCAGGTGCCTTAAACGCACGTGACAGCGTTTTATTAGACTACTACTTTATATTAATAATAGTTTAGAATGGAACGTCATCCGTGTCATCAACCTTGATATCTTCAATTAGTTTTTTGTAATGTGAGATTCTGTTCTTGTCACCATACTCTTCGGACTTCTCTATTTTTACCTTTGCCGCAGCTTTCAAACCAACAAAATCCTTAAGATCCATTTTGTTTATCTCGTCTTTAGCAATGCCTGCTCTTAAGGCAAAGGTGCCTAATTTTTGTAAAACTTGCGAATTATATTTACTGTTATCTGTAAAAGGGTAAATGTTGTTGTATAAAATACGACCAGAATGCTTTGGACCTAATACTTTAAACGTCATAGAGATTGACTGTTTACCGCTGTAATCGTTGGTTCGAACTTCGATGTTATCACACTGAAGGTTATAGTCACCGGCTGGCAAAAGATTATTGTCGGACGCTACAATATCGTCTGGATTAATTTTTGACATCGCTTCTTTGAAAATACTCATTTTAATTCTCCCTTTGGTTCTTGGTTTATCTTTAGCGTATCGAAATGAACGCTATAAGTTTCTTTTTGTTGCAGCCTAACACGTTGCTGAATTCGGTTAGACGCTTGCTCGGTAATTGGTTTATCAGTTTTGAAATATATTTTTTTATGAATATGATCCAAGCTTGATTCAATAACTTCATAACCCATAGCTTTTAACGTTACGGTGCAATCAATTTCTATTTGAGTGTTACTTTTTTTCATAGACATCCCTCTTTTTTTGATAAATGTAAATAAGCAACCAATTCAGTTCTTAAAACACCGTCATATTTCTCTTCATATCTCTCAACTTTAATACTAGCGACTCTATGATTGTCTTGATATGCCATAATCTTTGATTGAATTTTTGATTCAAAATCTTTTATTGAAAGAATGTCACGTCTTTTAGTTTCTTGATCTATGTGTCTTTGTCTTATTATAAAAAAATGATCAGATTGAAGATGTAAATCAGATCTCGGTGTCATTTGAAGTTTCAAATATTTTTTAAATTCTAAGTCTTCTTTTTCATTTTGTGACTTTTTTAATTCTTTTTTTGTTAGTAATTCCATACCTATTACGTTCATAATTATTTTCCCCTTATTTTTTTAGAGATAAGGCCAATATCGGCTGGCTCGAACTGGTTGAGCTTCCCACTACGGTCTTTACAAATAATGTTTTTATAGTTGTCGGTAACCAAAACACGTTTACCTTCGTTGTCTCGATGAAGATACAAAACTTCATCGAAAATCGCTGGAATACGCTGTGATATTTTACCTTCTATATCAACTGTTTTGTCCTTTGAACCGTCTTCGTTTTTAGTTTCATCGACAAGGGCAAGGGCTAGGATGTTGTATCCTTTAAGATCACGTATGTCTTTTATCAACGATTCCATGCGTTCTTTGTAGTTTGTCCACTTCTCGAAACTATTTATCTTTTCACCTTTTTCTTTTTTTACTTCTTCTTCATGCTTTACTTGTTCAAGCATGTTCTGGCTTACCTCTGTAAGAGAATCAATGACGATCCACTTGAACCCGTCTTTTTTGCCTTCTTCGGTTGTTAAGTAATCTTTAAACTTAAGAAGCCTATCGTAACGTGCGTGGCGTGGTATTGGCGTGCCTTTAGAGTCTTCGTAAAGTCTAAATGTTGGCGTGTCTAAGTCATTGATGGATTGCAGTCCGCCTTCTGCATCAATGATTACAGCCTTTTCTTTGATGGTTCTTGCAAGCGAAGTTTTACCAGCGTTTGGTTCACCAAACACAATGATACTTAATTTTTCGTTTTTTGAATCAGAAGCTTTTTTATACATGCTAGTCCTTTTTTTGATTGTTTGAGATGGAAAAAAACTTTACTTAACAGATCGTATTATGTAAACCTTAAAATAATTAAATCAAAGAATTGGAAACAAGTGTTATGAAATTAAACGATTTTATGGAACTTCACTCGATCTCAGTAACAACTATGGCTGAAGCAACGGGCCTATCACTACCTACAATAAGCAGTTATTTAGAAGGCAGAAGATCCCCTAGTGTGGATAACGCCTTTAACATAGAAAAAGTAACACTAGGTATAGTTAAGGCGTCCGATTTTATAACTGGTAATGTAAGGAAAAAGCCCGGCAGAAAAAAGAGGTGTCTAAAAAAAAAGAAGGCTACAATTAAGCAGCCTTCTTCACCAAGAACTTCCCAGTAGTGTTAGGACTAGTAAAACCACATAAGGACGATCATGACAAAACCTACCACAAACATACAAAAACACCAACAAATATTCAGTGACTACGCCGAGCTACTTAGGGATAAAAACATATCCTTTATACCCGTAAAAGGTAAAATTCCTGCTATTAAGAAATGGACAGATTACGCTAAAAAAGAAATACCTAAAAAAATCTATGACTCTTGGTTAAAAGATTTTCCAAGCTGCAATATCGGTGTTGTCACGGGTATGCAATCAAACCTCGTAGCAATAGACTATGATGGGGATGAAAACAACCTATTAGAAGAACTAAGAGATTTAATACCAGCGTCACCCGTAAAACGACACGGTAAAAAAGGATGGGTTCAGTTTTATATATATAATGGCGAGGTTAGCCGAAAATTCCCACACCTTAAAATAGAAGTTTTTTCAAACGGTGGACAAGTAGTTATACCACCATCCATACACCCAGAAACAAAACAACCTTACAAGTGGAACGGCTATAAATCTCTTTACGATGTGGACATGGATGATCTAGGGGTATTGCCTGATAACTTTATTGAAAAACTAGAAAAACTTGAAGCGGCCGCAAAGGAACGCTCCAAGCTATCGGCACAATCAAATGGCAAGTTTGATGCGTCCATTCTAGGTCGAAACAATACTTTATTCAAGGCTTGCTCAAAGATGGTCGGCGACCATGTTTCAAGGGATGTGATCGCACAAGAGCTAATAAACTTAGATAAAAACCTACACGAAACACCTTGGTTTAGTGATCCAAGTGAGCCCCATAAAGGCGACGTTATGAAGGCCGTTAACCTTATGATTGATAGGGTTGCGAGCAAAGAAAAGGATTACACTGGCAAAACAATCCTCGATGGAAAAAATCTTTTAAACCCAACAAACAAAAAAATAAAAGTAAAAGAAATAATAGAATACCAAGTTCCAGAGGTTAGTTTTCCAGAACCCATTGGTGTTATGAAAGAGCTGTGTGAATACTGTACTCACACTTCACCAATAAGCAGGCATAAGTTTTCACTGGGTGCGACCGTTGAGCTTATGGGTATACTTCTTTGCAACAAGGTTGGTTTCTTTGATGGAAGTAAAGTTCATCCAGCCAATCTATATCAATTGTTTATATCTGAATCCGGTTTCGGAAAAGACATTCCGCTTAATTTTCCAAACTCAACATTAGAAAAGTTTCATCAAAACGATTACGCAGGTGTTGGAGAGTATCGAAGTGATAAAGCCATGGTTAAGCTCTTTGGTGAAAAGCGGCAACGCATTGATACGATCGACGAAATATCATCCTTGTTTAGATCCATGGGCAAAGGTGGTTCTCAACACCTATCAAACATGGGCGAACAGCTGGCAAAGCTTTACTCTTCGGCTGGTCGTAAATACATGGGGATGCAAAATTCAGAGGAAAGAGTTGGAGCATGTCACTCGCCTTGTCTTGGTCTAATTGGTTCTGCAACGCCGTCATCGTTTTCAGAATCATTTAACTCAAAGATATTGATGCAAGGCCTTGGTGGTCGTTTTCTATACATGTATG